ATATAATAAAAATGGCATCGCAACCAATAATAAAGTCGAAAGTAAAAAATCTTTAATCATTGTTCAAATTTAAGCGGGTTAATAATTCTTCGATAACTAACCAACGTTCGATTGCTCGTTGGGTATCCGTGTCTAAATGTCCGAATGCGTCGATATTTTCCTGCATCGTTTCGCGTAATTCTTGCTCGTAGGCTTTAATAATTGTTTCCATAGCGTTTAATTAAATGTGCGTTACGGATGCGCACCCCCCTGTTTTGTTATTCCTCTAATCCTAAAATAAAGTTAAATGTTTGCGTTTCTCCGTCTTCGTCTTCAATCCATCCTTGTTTAATTTTATCTTTTTTACCTAATCTTAAAAAAGCATCGGTAAAATCCTTGGCTTTAAGGGTAAAGCAACCAACCCCGAATTCAGTAGGAATCCAAATTGTAAATTCTTTAAGTGTTTTCATAACGTTTTTTTTAATTGTGCGTTACGGATGCGCACCCCCCGTTTTGTTAAGTTATTGTTTATTTAAGAATTTTTCGTAATCGCAAAGAACTTTAATAAAATGCTCACGTTGTTTATCGGTAAGTTTTGCGGATAATGTATCAATAAATAACTCTGCATTTCTTTGACGTAAAACCTTTTCCATAGCTTCGTAAACTAACTTAGAATCAATGTTTTCAATGTTAAAATCTTGTGTTTCCATAGCGTTTAGTTTAATTCGGTTATTAAATAATTAACTGCATCTCCCCACGTTGTCGTACCCAAATAATTACGAGCATAAATCATTGCATAAGATAAATGCGTTTCTTCGATTACCTTAATAAATAACTCGTTTCCGTCTTTGTCTTGAAATTCAATTCTAAAAGTTTTCATAGCGTTTTTTTTAATTGTTTCGTTAATAATCATACGCAAATATAAATACTAAGTTTCAATCTACCAAACTTTTTCCAAACTTTTTTTCGATTTTCAACAAAATAATTTGTAACCCGTTGATTAACAAGCGTTTTTAAGGCATAAAAAAAGGGGTATTTCTACCCCCCCCTTAACGCTATGTTGCTAAATTACAACGGAAATTTGAAACTATCTATGTTCTTTATTAACGAATTTTCAACGTCTTTGCATTCAATTTTCAATATCCTACCTCCTAACGGCTTAACGGGTGCGCCTCGTTCAACGTGCCATCCGTGCGAACCATCTCCGTATTCCTCTTTGTACGTTCCTGTAAGCATCGAATGGATGTACTTTTGTTTAACCGAATAACCTAATTTGGCGTTATGGTTTAGGCATTCCCTTACGTCATTACGTGCGCTGTTTTCGTGTATATGTCCCATTGAAAAAACGTCGAAATCTTCGTACATTTCCAAAGCGCGGGTAAGGTTTAACGCTCCTTTAGTAACGACACCACCGCCACCGCTCCCGTGGAAATACTTTATTTTGGTACTTAATGAAACGTTTGAATGGAACATTTGCCTAACAATTATCCAACCTCCGTACCCGCCTGTATAAACTGAAGTACCGTTTTTGTAGTTTAATAAATCTACGAATCTTTGCAGTAAGTCCGTTTCTTGGAATTTAATAACTCCCGTTTCGTGGTTTCCGTAACCTATTACTTTAATGATTTCCGCGTAAGGGGAAAACCATTCTACCGCAGTTTCTACGATACTATCTAAGTACCTTCCGTTATTGTGTTCGGTTCTAATGTCCGATTTATTGCGTCGATTATCGCCGCGTCCTTGCATTAAACAAAAGAAATCCCCGTTTATTACTACGGGAATATTATTCGACTTGCAAAATTCTAAATGCCTCTTTAATAAATCGCGCTCGCATTTAGGGTTATCCCAATGAATATCCGATAACATAGCAACGTGAGCCATTTTACCCTCTAACCTTAGTTCGTGGATATTTCGTCCGTGTTTTATTAGCTCCATAGCTTAAAAAAGAGTTTGATTCTACCGATTAAAGTAGGCGATAAAATGTAACGAACCAAAAATCCAACACAAAACGCCACAATTAACCACCACCAACGGAACTTATATTTAACAACTTGTTGCGCCTTAGCGGTCTTCCATTGTGTTTTACCTTCTATTTTTAACGTCTTTACTCGCTCTTTGTATTCGATGCGGGTTTGCCAACGTGTTTTTGGAACGTAAACGTTCTTAAATTTTATCACGGTATCGCGATACGCGATAAACTTTTCCCAAACGATTGAATCGTGACTAATCACGGGAAACGAATCAACGGTTGCAATTCGAATCGTGTCGGTGTCTTGTGTCAATTTTGCGCCGTGTTTAAGCGCTTTTTTGACGTGGTATTGTGCTTTGCGTTCACTTGAACACGAAAAGAGCGTTAAAACGCTTAAAATCGCTATTATTCGAATCATAAGTTTTTTAGCATTTCAATCATTCGAGGGCAAGGGTAAATATCCGATTTATCTTTACGAACTGAATTGTGGGTAAAGATTCCCGCAGTTCCCTTAAATGCTTCTTTATCTATTTTGAAAATCTCGCTTCGGTAAGCCTTTGGAATTTTATACGTGTCGCAAAGGTAAACGAGTAATTGTCGGGTGCTTTCTATTTGCGCATCCGTGTATTTTTCCCAATGTAAATAACCCTTGTACGGTTCTTCTAAGGTAGTAACGTTTTTCGGGTCTACTACTCCGTTAACATAGTTGTAGTATTTCCCGTTGCGGAATTTTAACGGACCAAAATTACAAACCTCTATCCCTACCGAACTCTTATTTAAGTTTTGGTAAGCCGCACCATTACGGGAAAAATCTTCGACATCTATTCCTAAATGCCACGCCCAATGCTTACTTGAAAAGCATTGTACTATTTCTCCGTTATTAGCGATAACAAAAGCCGTTGCTATCCGTGTTTCGTTAGAATTCCAAAACCTACTAACCGCCCTTGCGTTTCCTCCGCCTGCGGTGTGGTGCAAATAGATTTGTTTTTTTGTCGCTTCCTCTTGGAAGTATTGCGATTTATCCAACGGAACTTGAATAATTTTACTAGTGTCTAATTTCGTCTGCATCCTCTTTTAATTCTTTTGCTCGCGTTAGTAATTTTTTAAGGCTATCCCAAAGGTCTATCCCTCGAACGGCTTTGTAATTTTCGTTAATGCTTACAACCTCTATCGAAATAAGTACCAACGAAAGTACCTTAGTTAATAGTAATTCTTGGTTAAAAATAGCCTTTAGAATTCCGTTGAGAATGAACCAATCAATAAGAAAAAAAAGAATTATGGTGAGTTGATATAAAAACATTTTCGATATAACCGCGCTTAATCTACGTGAACGAATCGGAACTCCGTTTTTATGGCTTTTCCAAATACCCGTAATCGTGTCCAAAAAAATAGCGAATCCTACCGCTAAAACCATTCCTGTAATAGGCATAAAAAACGCTCCTATTACACTAAGTAAGGTTAGCCATTTAGTTTGTATCGTTGTTGTTAATATCGTTAGTGTTTTCATATTGGCTTAAAAGTTGGAAGGTAAGTAAGCAAGCGTACGCGCCTGCCAAAACACGAACGTAAATCATTTCGGATTCAATGCAAGCAATAAAGCAACCCGCATAAGCCAAAATAAAATAAATTCCCGCTATACCTTTGTTATTCATTGTATAAGTAACTAATAAATAATTGAATCGTGCTAAATTCTTGCTCGTCAATGGTTACGGAAGTATCTAGTAAAATAATCCCTCTATCGGTAGGAAAATGCGCCTGCGTAGTGTCTAATACTTCGGCTTCCCCGTCTAGTAAATAATCGGTTTCGTTCATTACGAACCCGCCTTGAATTTTGGTTATGTTAATCATAAATTTGAACTATTACTCGTTTGTGTCCTAAGTTGTCGGGTGTTGTTGTTGAATTTTGAACGGCAAAAATTAGGTAGTTATCAACCAATGGATTAAAAGCAACAAGCGCCATTGACGAAATCGCCAAATCATGCGGAACTTGTGTTGAAGTGTTGAAGCAATTTAAATTCGTTCCGTCAAAGAAAAAATTTCGTTCAAACCTTTGAAAGTAATTTGCCCCCGTCATATTTTGACCGCTTGCTAACAAGGTAGCTCCCGTTATTGTGTTACTCGTGTTTAAATAAATTCTAGCCGATGAAGTTGTAGAGCCTGCCGTTTTGGTAAGTAAGTTTCGAACGTAAATAGAATTATTTGTTACCAACGTTCCCGCAGGAATCAAAACGGATGCGCTTATTTGCATCGTTGTTCCCGTAAGATTTAACCCAACGGAACTAGATAACGTAGAAGGGTTCGTTTCGGGCGTAGGAATAGCGCCTATTATTTCGGCTCCCGTTACGTATTTACTTGCGTATCCATCCGCAGTAACTTCGGAAATTTCTAGTAAATCGGTAGAAGCTAGGTTAGCGCCCTTTGCCGTTAATTGGCTTATTTTTTTCTCCATTCGTTAGTTTTTTAACAAGTTTTTGTAACTTAATTATGTTGCTTTTCTTTGGCTCGTATTGCTTTTTCATATAACCCACCCTGTATAGTTTGAATCCGTGTTCGGGTAAATATCCGAGTTCGTGTTAGTGTAGTATTCGGGGAAAGTGTTACCCGAAAAAATCATAAATTGAACAAACCGCTCGGTATAGTTTTGCGCTAAATATCTTTGCTTGTCTATAAGAAAATCCACCTCGTTTTTTTCTACGTTTTGCGCGTTCTCGCTTGAATGCTTAAAGATACCTTTGTTCGCCATTGTATAAGCCATAAAAGGCAAATACTCAACCATCGCCCAATGAATAAGCATAGGCTTTAAGTAGGTTTCGACTAAATCTAAATAAGGGTTAGCCAATGTTCCCGCTACTATATCCGCTTTAATCTTATTAAGTAAATCTGTTCCCGTGTACTGCTGTATATGAATATCCTGCGCAACTTTAATCCATTGAATAAAGGTGTCGGTATCTATGTTGCCGTTTAGTGCGGTAAATCGCACTAAATCATCTCTAGTTATTAGTAATGCTTCTGCCATTTCTATTTAGGTAAAAATCCTCGGTTCGGCATATCAATCGGACGTGTCGAAACCAATGCATTGTTTTTAATTGTATATCCTAAGTTTTCCGCTTTGCGTACGGCTATTTGTTTAGCGTTAGGACTATTTACGTCTATTCCGAAGCGTGAATCGAACTGAGCATAAACTTGTTTATTCCATCGGTGATGGCAATTCGGACCGCCTTTATATAACCAAATATCGTAGGTTAAATTACCGCGTGGACCGAATCCGATTTCTTTGCCATCCGCATTAACGTAGAATCCGTTAACTACGCTTTTGCTCATTCGTAAAATGTCTTCTTTTCGGTAAATCTTTTTAGCGGATTTCATTAACTTACAAAACGGGCGGGTTTTACCGCTTTTCCCTCCGTCTTCGCCTTCGTAAACGTATCTAGTAATAAACTTTACTCCGTCTATTACTTCGTCTTGTTCCGATTTAGCGTTGGGAAATGCTACGCCTGTGTTTACTAATTCTACTAACTTAGAAAATAAACTTTTTTCACCCCTTAACAAAGCGTTTTCTTTTTCGTCCGTGTCATAATCTACGGGCGCTTCGTCTATTAGTAACCAATCTTCTTGCGGTTCTTCGCCGAATTCCTGTAAGGCTAAAGCTATTTGCTCTTCGGTTGTTTGTGCTTTAAGTTCGGTTGCATCCGCTCCCGTTTCCTCAGTAACTTGTTCTTCGGTAGTTGCGTTTTCTAAGTCGGTAAATTCTAAAGGTTTAAGGGTTCTAAAGAATAGTTTTAAGGCTATGCCGTTAAACGCTAGAATCCTATCGAAAGCCTCTATTATCTCGTCTTGAAACGGCTTAATAACCATATTATTAAACAAGATAAACGAGTTTTGTAATTCATCTGCGTTACTAGAAAACCCGTTACTCGAAGCAATACCAAAAAGTAACGGACTTGTAACGTTATGACCTAGCATTATTTTGCGTAAACATTCCTCGCTTAGGTAAGTGTAATGGTCGGGCGCATCGTTTAACGGTATATCGTCTACCGTTGTTTTAGATTCCGAGTTTAGGTTAAATGCTACGATAACTTTTTGACCTTTCGAACCCGTAAGTTTAGATAAAACCTTTTGTGAAATAAGGTCTTGTTGTTCTTCCGAAGGAACTCCGTTGTTAAAGTTGACTACTTTAGTTCCGCTGAATCCGTTTTGCACTTCGTTTATTAAATAGTCGCTTACTTCTTCCTCTAAAACTGCGTAAGGTATCGCGCCTTGGTAGTCGGGGTAGGCATAATATTTCATCCCAACCCCGTAAGGCTTAACAAACATTATTTCTACTTTGTCTTTTGAGTAACCGAACGCACTAAAACGAGTTGGCGGGAACTTGCGTACATCTTCCCAATTATCCGAATAGTAATAGCCTGTTATCTCGCCTTTTTCGTTGCATTTTTCCGCACGTAATAAGTTTACAGGTATGTGGTAAACCTTTAATATTTTATCGTGCTTTTCGTTGTAATGAACTTGCATAGCGAACTGCCCAAATAACTTTCTATCGAATACCATTTTACGCAAACATTCCGCACTAAATAACGTCATCATTTGAGCGTATTCGTTAGGCTTACGCGAAGCATCTAAGGCGCTTAAACCTTTGCCGTAAATTAAACGGCTTACGTTATTTATTATCGCGCTATTTGTAGTTGATTTCGTGTACCTATCTATTAGGTAGTTAAAGTAGTTGTTATCTTCTCCGAATTCTACCCACGCATCGCGTTTAGATTCTTGGATAGTCGGTTGTTGGTATTCTGCAAGTTGAAGTATATGGACGTTATTACTCATACATTATAAAGTCATTAGTTGTTGTATTTGAAATGTAACCGCCATCGTTAACCGAGAACGTGTCTATCGGTTGGTTCGTGCAAAACATTCGCTCCTTTAATAGTAGGTTTCCCCCTCCGTCTTTAATTACCGCCCAATAAAAATGATTCTCCAAGGTTGGTAAAACACCGCTAAACGAATGCACGTAATCGCCTGTAGTAAATAACCCCGCAACGGGTACGGATACGTTCGTGTTTTCGTCCGTTATTTCTAAGGTTACACCGCTTCCAAACCTAGGAATAAAGTTAAACGTTTGAGTTACGTTAGTTTGTTGAACTACTATCATATTAGTATAACTCGTTAACGTGTTTTTTGTGCAATAAAAAAGGGGGCTATTAACCCCCTCTTTACCTTTTTAGAACATCTTATGAATTAACTACCGTAGGCGTGTTAAGCAAAGTTACTAATTGCGCTTCGGTTGCAGCATCTAGGAAATTAGCAGGGGTTGCCTCTTGTCCTGTAAAAGTCAAAGAATAACCGTTCATATCTCCCAAAGCAGTTCCGTTGGAAATAGTACCCGCAGTTACGTCCATACCTCGCAAAAGTCCTGCAATAAAATATTGACCGTTGTTGTTTTCAACGATAATGTTTGGTCTTCCGTAAGAAAGCAATTTAATTTGCTTGTGGGTAATTGCGTCTTGCTTTTTCAAAGTAACGGTTAATACTTGCTCGAAGAAAGTAGTTCCGTTTTCGCGTGAACTTGTAATAGTTTGCTCGAAGGAGTTTGTACCTTTAAGTTCATATTTGTAAATAAACGCAGTTGTAGCAGGCGCAATAGGGGATAAATTGATAGCCGTAATTTGGTCCTCGTAACCTAATGCAGTATCGTAGGTAATGTCGGTTTCATCGTACATTCCGTAATTAAGAATGTAAAGGTTTTTTAACCCCCCTACCGCATCTTTACAAGGCTCAATTCTACCGTGTGAAATATCGCAACTCATTTTATTTTAGTTTTAATTGTTAAAAAAAAGGGTGGCAGTTTTATCCACCACCCCGTTATATTTTTAGTTATGGATTATCCGTAAACAACAATATCTTCGATAACTCCGTATTGCGCACCCGCAGCGTATCGCATAATAACACGTACGTTATTATCTCCCAACGTGGAAGAAGTGTCAATTACTCGAACTTCTTGGGTATCACTTAAAAGTGAGCATCCAAAGTAAAGGTTAGATACAGTAGTAGCCATAGCGGTATTATTCGCAAGCCCGTTAGCCATAAAAATTGGAATACCATTGAAACTCAAGTTTCCGTTAGTGTACCATTGCGTACCTTGAGCATTGATACCCGCGTTAGCAAGTGAACCTGTACCCGAAGTTCCGAAACCACCCAAAGCGGAAATATACGCTTTTACGAAGTTTTGAGATAGGTAAATTTTCAAATCAGGTTTTCCGTACAAAGAAGCAGGGATAGCATCAACGATAGCTTGTAACTCGCCGATTACGTTCAAAGGAGTAATTGGGGAAGACGGTACTAATTGACCTGCAGGCAATAAAGGGTCTACCAATGCAGTTGCGTACAACCCGTCAAATTGACCCGAAGTTGATGCAGAACCTTGCCAAATAGATACCTCGTTAGCAGCGGCTACTTTTTCGGCAGCGTAAGCAATTAGATAATCGGCAAAAGATTTTGGTAAAGTGTCGAAAGAAGAGTAACCCATTTCGATAGATTGCCAAGTTGAATGGAACTCTTTTTTACAAAGTGTCATGTTCACTTGTAAATCTTTAACTTCTAAAACTCGCTCGGTTAAGTTTACCGTTCCCGCGTTGGAATAGTCGCAAGTTGCATCCGCAAGAAAGTTAGTTGTTTCAAGGCGTTGGATAACGCTCTTAAATTTTACGTTAGGCATAACGGTTACACCGCCACCTTCGATAGTTGGTGCGCTCAAAAGAGCAGCAGAAACGTACTTACCTGCCCATTGACCTGCGTAAGACGTTGTAATGTTTGGATTTGGCATTTTTTCTAATTTTTAGATTATTTATACATTTTGTTTAATACGGAATCCATTATTCCGCGTGGTGCTTTAGCGCCTATCTTAACGAAGTCCGCTTTAGCTTCATTTTCAGGGTTAAACGCGATTGGTTCGGGTGTTTCGCTAAGTTCGGTCGCTTCGGTTGCGGTCTCGTTAACTTTGGATAACTTTGCCAATTCAGCTTTTAACAATTCGTTTTCTTCTTTAAGTTTTTCCATTTCGCTAAAGAACGTTTCTTTAACGATAGATTCGATAGTTTTTTTAGGAGTAGATACAGGAGCGCTCATTTCTTCTTCGGGCATAGGCTCGGTTACTTCCTCTTTGGTTTCTTCTTCTACTTCCTCTACTTCTTCCTCTTTTTCTTTAACCTCGGAAATAATACCTTCCTCGACAACTACCAAAATTCTTCCGTCTTCTAGTTCGTATTCGCCAACGGGAACGGCAATTTTTTGCTCGTCTTCCGTTACTACAAAAACCTCTTTTCCTGCTTCGAAAGTTTCCGCTTCGATTTTGGTTACTCCATCCCCCATAAGCATTTGCTCTAACTTAATTTCTTTGCTAAGAAGGCTTTTAATGTGTTGTAAAAGTGTGCTATTTTTCATTTGTGTTTATATTAAAATTTACTTCCAAGTTCTTTTTTCATTACTGCTACATCACCTTTAATAGTATTTAATTTATTATATACAATTTCGGCTTCTTTATAAGCAGGATTTTCTTTTACTGAAAGACCAAGTTCTTTAGCTTTTTTATCTAAATCTTGAAAAGTTCTAAATAAATATTCCATTTTTTGATTTACATTTAAACTAAAATCTTGTATTCTATTCAATAAATCTTTTTGTTTTTTAGATAATTCTTCTAATATTATTTTTCTGTCGTTTTCAACTTTATCAAATAATGCAATTTCTTTTTTACCTTCTTTAATTGCATTTTCTAATTGAGCAATAGAACTTAACTCCACTTCGTGTTTTGCTAACTCCGTTTTTTTGGCTTGTATTTCGTCCGCCTTGTTGATTTTGTCTAAAATGTTTTTCATAACTTAATAACTTATTTGATTTTTGTTTGTTGCATTTTTATGGTAGTGGATTCCAATTCGGCGCGGGCGGTTGTGGTATTGTAACATCTCCTCCGATACCTTGATTTTGTAGTTCGCCCGTACAACATTTACGCCTGTATTTTCCGTCTTTACATAGGCACGCACGTTTTCCGCTTGTACGGCTTGCCCTTGGTTTGTTTCCGTTTTCGTTCATCCTTGACCTTTATTTAGTTTAACGTAATTCTTTGAACTCTTTAATTTGCTCGTTTTACTTTTAGCGTGAACGTTAGGACGTTTTACCTTTGGTTTTCGAACGTGAGTAGTTACGTTAGTTTGTTTTGCCACTTTTTATTTGTTCTAATTTTCTTTGCGCCCATTCTATACCTTCATCCCCACCCCAAGCCAACCACATTAAACGCCCGCACCCGTCCCCAAGTTCCTTTTGTGAGTTTTGGCGGTGGCGCTCAAAACTTGCCATTCTCGAAATAGTGTCTTCGCTTATTGGTTCGCCTTTTGCTAATTGGTTTGCTCGTTGTTTACCTACGTCCGTTCCGCAATCCCCCCACCCGTTTTCCTCTGCCCATCTCAAGGCTATTTTAGCGTTTTCAGTTGCGCCTTTTGGGTAGTCCGTGTAAGATTCTAGTTCAACGCCTAATAACCTTTTTAACTCGTTAATTACTTCGGTGGCTTCGGCTTCCTCTGCGCTCATTTCGAATTTATCCGCAAAGTAACCTTCGATTGAAAAGCCTTTTACTTTGCCTTCTTTAACATCGTTCCAAATTTCCTCGTTATTTACTTTCATCGAAATAATCCAAGTACCTTTTGGTAAATCGAAACCGTATAGTCGGCTTTTATCCGTTTTACTATCTTCGATTATCCAACTTTCTACAACGCTTAATCCTGTAACCTTTTTTTCGTGTTCGTACGTTGCGTTATTTTGATTTGAGTTAATTAAAAATAGTTCACTAGCTTTTCTAATTGTGTCCGAACTAAAGTAAATATAGTATTCTTCGTTCTTTGCGTTTCTGCGGTAAATTTGTTTGTTAGGCACTAAAGCCGCGCCCATTAAAATACGCTTTTCGGAATCTACTTCTTTTAACTCTATTTCGTGTTTGTTTAAGGCTACAAAGTTTTCTTCGATAGCGGGTGAGTGAACAACGCTAACCGCGTCTATTCCGCTTTGCGGGTCTTCATCGTCAATAATGAGTTCAATAATTCTCATATCTAAATAATTTTAATTTGGTTAAAGTGTTGCGTTTTGTATTCTATTCCTATCTAAACTTTGTGCGCTTGAAACTTCCCCGCTAACTACGTACGCTTGCGTTGGTTGTTGTTGAAGTTGGGCTAATTGGTTTAGTCCGTTATTTCCTACAACGTTAAAGTTAGGCGCTTGCGGAGTTCCACCGCCTCCGCCCATTGTAGGGATTGAACCACCGCCACCCGAACCGCCCGAAACCGAACCCCCGCCTTCAAACTTTTGCATAGCAATTTTACGAACATTCATTATTCCCGTAGCTACTGCAATACTAGCAGCGATACCACCCAACACGGGGCCAACAACGGGAATACTTGCCATTGAACTATAAGCCGCCGTAGCCGCTTTGTACGTGTCTATCGTTGCCCCTGCTATATCCGCAGCCTTCTTAACGTTAAATGCTTTTTTTTGGTTTTTCTTACTAGATTCGCCAAACAAAACCGCCAAGTTTCCTAACGCTTCAAATTGTCCTTTAGCTAGGTCTAAGTATTTATTTATTTGCTCATTTCTTCGATTCTTTTCTTCGTCATCGTATTTCTTTTGAACATCCGCTAACTCCCTTCCTTTGGCTATTGCTATGGTCTTTTCGGCATCCGCGTTGCCCTTAGCCATTTCCTCCATAGCTAAATACTTTTCACGGATTAAACCTAATTCGCGTTCCTGCTCCGTTAGTTTGGCTTGGTAGTTCGCTTCGTCTAAGGCTTCTATTTGCGCTAAGAATTCCTCGTTTTGTTTCTTTTCTAAATCCTTTGCTTTTTGGTTGGCTTCTTCTTGTTTTTTTAATTCTAGGTCTTTATATTTTTGCTTTACCGCAATAACGTCCTTTTGGTATTGTTCGGTAATCGCAGTAGTGTCTTGCCCTGCTTTATCCGCAAGCGCAGACATTTCATCGAACTTATTGGCGAGTTCCTGTAACTCTTTTTCCTGCGCGTCCGTTATTCTAGCTTGTCGGTCTTTTTCTTGCGCATCCAAAAAGTTAGTTAAATCTTGGCTTACGTCTTTTTGCGTTTTAGCGTTATCCTTAGCAGCGTTTTCCTTCGCTTGCTTCATTGCTAATTCATTGTCTAAAACTTGTCCTTTAAGCGTGTTTAATTTGTCCTCTGCTTCCTGTATTGCTTTATCTCCGTCCGCTTTTACGGCATCGGGGTTAAACACCATTTTAGAAATTCCACCCGCTATGGATTCGTTCATTTTGGAAATTTCCTTATTTAAGTTGAACGTTGCAACTTTACCAAACCCTAACGCTTCGCTAAGTGAATTTACGGTGCTTATTGCCGCATCTATGGGGGTGGCTAAGATTCTTAAACCTACTAACGCCAATTCTACTCCTACTCGTGCAACGGTTTTTAAGATTCCGAAATTTCGTTTTTCGGCTTCTAACTCCATTTTTTTCTTCTGCTTCATCGCGGCTATGTACTGCTCTTGTTCGAGTAGTGCCGTTTTAAGCCGTTGTTGGCGAAGTTTATTTATTTCTTGTTCGGACTTTCCCGCTAACTTCATTGCCTTTTCTTCCAAGGCGAATCCGTCTAATTTCTTTTGCGCTAATTCTGCGCCTTGCTTTTCCTTTTCTATTAGTGCGTTTTGCTCTTTGCTTACCCCACTAACCGCAGCTTTAATATCGTCCCAATACGCCACCATAGCACCCAAAGCAATAAGTAAAACGCCAATACCCGTTGCAGCAATCGCGCCTTTAATGCCGTTTAGGGAAACTTTAGCCGAAGTTCCCATAGTTTTAAATGAAGTTCCCGCCGCTGCATTTGACGCAGTTTGAGCATTCGTTGCCGCTATATTAGCCGAAGTTGCTACGGTTTGTTCCGTCGTTGCTATTGCATCCGCCTCCTTAGTTACGGTAAGAATTCCTAATTTTACCGCTACATCTTTTATTTGACCGCCTAAATTCTTAAAGCTATCCCGTGCCTCCCCTAATTGGTTTAGTCCTTGCGTTATAGCCATAGCACTTTGAACCCTTAGCATTGCTTTTTGTACGTCCTCGGATTCCGTACCCATTAAACCCATAGCGCCCGTAACCGCTTCGAACCCTCCTGCTACCCCTTGTAATGCAGCACCGAAAGCCTTGAATTTAGCGTCGGGGTTGTAGGCATCCGTCAAGGCTTTAGCATCTCCGATTCTATCTTTAAGGTCGGCGGCTCGCTTAGCTGCATCCTTAGCTTGTTGCGAAGTTGCCCCGTAGGTATCTGCTAACCTTTGTACTTCGGCTTGCGCTTCCTTTAATTGTGCTTTAAGGCTTTTACTATTATCCTTTATTTCAAGTTCAATCGTTCTTTTTTCTGCCATTTCTCTTTACTTTTATTTCGCGCATACCTTGTTTCCAAAGTCCTTTAATGTCCGTATGTAGTTTATATTTTCCCTTTGCGATTTCAATAAATTCGTGTTTTCCTACGAACTCATCTACTTGTAATAACCCGATTATTTGTTTTATGTAACTCATCTTATAATTATTATTTGTCCGTTTCTAATTTCCCCGTTTGCAAACTCGTATTCTATGCTAACTATTATTGTATCGTTGCGCCCTTCCGTTTCTAAGGTGTATCCGTCTTCCGTTATCCTAGTATCGCTTTCCTCGGTTATCCGTGTTGCGGTATCTAAAGTCGGTAAGGTTATTTCTATGGTACGTTCTTCCGTTATTTCATCGGGGGTTATTACTACATCCGAATTTGTAGAAGCAAACCTAACTGCCGCCACCGAACCCGTTTTAGCGCTTACGTTAGGGAAGGTAATTGGTACAACTACCGAAGGGGTTTCGGGTTCGGGTACTATTATTTTATCGGGTTCAACAGGCATAAAATCGTTAAGTAGTTCGAACTCCGTTACCCCTGTAACCATATTCGTTTTCATTTGGTTGATAATATACCTTTTGTCGCGGATAATTAAGCGGTCATTTAATTGAATTCCTGTTAATAGGCTTACGGGTAAATTTGCCTTTACCGTTGTTAGCCTGTTTTTAGGGTTAAATAAGTTAGCTAGGTAAGGAAAGTAATACGTTGCGAAAATACTCTGTTGAATAGGGGTAAGCCAATAAGACGAAGTTTCGGGCGCAAAGTTTATCGAGTATTGAATTCCGTTATTTGTTAAGTCCTGCCCGAACATCGTATAATCTAAATTTGTAAAATGGTTAGTTCCGTCCGTATAGTGTATGTGGCTAGCTAGCGTAACCCCTCCGTATTTATACATAAGTAAAGGCTTTGGAATGTACGGACTAAACGAACTATCTAACGAGTACCCTACTTGTAAGTTAGTACCCGTAAATTTGTTAAATAGCATATTTTCGAACGGAACTTCTAAACTAAATTCGCCTCCGTCGTACGGGTATTGGTATTCCGTGTTTCCCCATTGCTTTAAGCCGAGTTCGAAATACTTTTTATTCATAAACCCTTCCGAATCTTGGAACTTAAAGCCTATTTTTTTGTAAAGTTTTACTCGGTCTATTCCTATTTCGTCTTTATCCGTAAACTCGGTAATGTCTATTACTGCCCCTGCTCCGTACCAATCTGCTAAAGGTACTATTTGAAAAGTGTTCGGGTTAGTTCCGTAGCAAGTTAGGTTAAATTGTTTCAGTATCCCCGAAATAAAATCTTGCACTTTCATTGTAGGCGCTAAGGTTTGAAGGTCGGTAAAGGTAGTTAGGTTGTTTACGTTCGTGTTTACGGTAACAAAATCCGTATTAAGCAAAGGGTTAAAATAAGTAACCGAATAAGTAATATCCAAAGAAATACTAACCGCCGCCGTTGCCCTTAACTTAAATTCGTAAACATCATACAACCCTTGAACGTTTGGAATTTGCGTAATGTTTGCGTTTAAGGTAAATCCTTGCCCTTCGGTTGTTTGGTATAACGCTCCATTTATGTACGTGTCTAAGTAATAAATTACGGTAGGGTTTGAGTTACTCGCTACCGCTATATTGATTCCCATAAAAGACGCTCCAAATTGGTAGTAAACGTTTAACAAGTTTTGCGTAAAATCAAAAACGTAAGGAGGCGAACTCGGATTAAGGTTGTACGTACTTCCTCCCTGCGCTATTACTGAATTAAAGGTAACGTTTTGCGCTTGCCCGATAAAGTCGAAATCGTTTTTATTTTTGTACCATAGGTAAGCCTGCTTAAATCTATTGTCCGTTAAGAAACTTCCTGTAAACGTTACTCCGTATTGCGCTGCAATTAAATCGAAAATACTTTTAACTCTAACCGCAGGGAACAACTCGCGGTAATCTATTGCGCCTGCGTTGTTGCTTATATTGTTTGCTCCCGTGTTTGTGTACCAATTAGGAAAATTTCCGCTTGGGTCTACCCCTTGGTATTGCCAAACTCGATTTGAAGTTATTAAGGGATAACATACGTCCCAATCAATAGTTGGGTTTGTTATGCGGTTGTATATTTCCGTAAACGAGTAGTCGTGGTCAAGTGTGGAATGGTCTAACACACTTAACAAGTCTTCCCCTACTAAATCTTTGAGCGTAGTAACTTCTCCGTAAAACGTTATAGTGTAATTGTTCGGTTGTCCGTTTTTTAGTTGGCTTTTTTCCATTTGGATTTTACCCCTACGGAAAAATGTCATATCTATTTCGATATATCCGTTTAATCGTTCTTGGTAGTTAATCGTACCCGTTACTGCGTTCTCGTAAAAGTATTCCCAAATAGCGTTATTAACGGGACTTGTTGGAATTGTAAATGATTGCGAAAAGTCGGTAAATGTTTTAGAAATGTCCTGTATATTTTGAATAGTAGAAGTTACCTCGATATTTTCATCGTTGAATAAATCTAACTTTTGCCCTTCTACGAAAACCCTTACTTGCCTTTTCATTAAATTACGTTGTTAATTAAATCGTTGCTTTCCTCGAATTCCAAAGTGTAATTTATTTTTTTGTTGTTTAGGTTCTTTTCCTTATTTAAGTCTTTGGTTTTCATTTTAACGGGTTTTCCGTTAAGTAAAATTCGTTCGCTTAACAATAACTGCTGAAGGTTTGAGTTAAACGATTCGTCCACCCACCCCGTGTTTAATCTATGCGTTATTATCCCGTTGGTGTTAAATGTTTGCCGTTGGTTTAGGTTTGTGTCCCAACTTCCAAATAAATCCATTTCTTGCATTAAATTAAACTCCGTTGTTGACGTTGTTAAAGTTTCGTAAGAAGCCTTAAAGAAAAATTCACGTTGCCAACATCCGTACATATTTACGAAGTCCAAAGTAATTACATCGTAGTAACATTCCTCGATTGGGTAAAATGTAGCCTCCCAAATTAGTACATTTAGGTTTGTAAATATTTCTACTTTGTTGCCTGTAAGGTAGTAACTTGGGTAAACCCTGTAAACGTTGTAAATGTTATCCGCAGGAACTACGGGCGTAGTGTAAGTTAAACCCGTTTGGAGTTGCGTATATTTTACATAATAGTTTGTAGGTAAATAAGCCGTTATTGTTCCCGCCCTTTCAAGTGTATTAACCGAAGGGTTGTTATTTGCATCCGCCCAATAATAGTAATTCTTTTCGTCTAATTGCGCGTAAGCCTGTGCCGTATGCGGTGGGTTGTAACCTTGCGAATAATACCCGAAGCCGTCAAAAGCAAAGTAAGTAAAGGAGTTTAAAAGCGTGTAAGTGTTCAAAACTAATTTGTACCTTTTAACGTCGACGCAAATATATTGAGCGGTGGATAAAGCGGCGTTATCAAAAGAATAGTTACTGCTAAATGTATCGTGGGTAATATACTCCATTAAATACGGAGAAATGTTATAAAGCGTTTGCGTATTGTTACTCGCAGGAATCAATTTTTCTAGCGTGTAAGTTGGTAAGGTTGGCGGGGTGCTTCCGTTCGTGTAAATATATAACTCTACCTTGCTTCCGCTTTGCCCTACTTCGTCAATTTCTATAATGTACGGGCTTCGTGCGTATATTCTATTTATAGCCATAGTTCTTCATATTTTCTTTCATTATTGTATCGAATAGTTCCTCGGATTCTAACCCGTAAGCGTCTATCATTTCGTTTGGTAATGTTTTAAATGCCTGTTCAAATGGCTTGGTAAAAAACATACTAGGCTTTATTCCTTTTTGCCAAATAGAACGTGTTATAAGCATTGCCGTAGCGTCGCTACTTAAAAACCTTCCTTTCTTGTCTCTAAATTGAATGCTACGATATTTAACCCATTTTTTTATTCCTTCGGTTAGTCCTCCTTTTTTACCCGAACCCGAACCAAACCTAAAGTTACTTAGGCTTCGTCCACTACTTACGCCTTTTACCCCTTGGTCTTGGTAAAACCCGTATTCCTCCATTTCAAAAAATAAACGAATAGAATTAGGCATAACCTTTACTTCAGCGTTTAACGAATCTTTTAATTTGCCTGAAGCAGATTTTTGACGTAGGTTATTTTTCGCGTTTTTTATAACAATATCGCGAAACTTTTCTAAGGCTTGTAATTGTAGTTCTTTTTCCATTAACAACGTGTCATATCGTTAGGAAAATCAACGTCAAAAGTCATTGCCCACCCTGCTAAGTAGTTTTCGAATCGCTCGGTAAAAGGTTCGCAGGTAGGCGCTCCGTTAAGTTGGTAAAGGTTGTCCCAAATGTTACCGTGTTTTAGCATTTCAAAGGCTCGGTTAAGAATCGCAAGTTGAGTATTAAGTACGTCTATTTCGTTATCCGCAGTTTCAAAGGTGTTCGGTGCTTCCTCTTTTCGTTGGCTTACGTTATCCATTGCAAGTAAAGTAACGTTCGCAGTCATTACGTTATCATTAAACGTAACTTGATTAACCATAACGTGAACTAACGGGAATATAGTTTGCTTTCCTAAGTCAACGTTAAAAATCGAACCTTGCGAAACGGTGTTAACTAACGGGTCTGCGTTAAAATGCGTTCTTAGTTGGTCTAGTAAGGAGTAATATCCGTTCATATTTTATTCTTTTTTATTTCCATTAGTTCAACTTCGTTTTTTTCCTGCTCGAAGGTAAGATAGGTGAGACATTTAAATAATCCGTATTTTGTAACTTCGTCATATTTTGTAAGGTCTCCCTTAGCAAGTCCGTAGATACTTGAATACCAACCCCATTTTTTCCCAAATTGGGTTCGTGCGCTAAAATCGCTCGTTCGTTCATCCTGTTCACTTCGTTCTCCAAATAACTTAGGGTAGCGCTTAATAACTCGTTTCCTAAAGTCCAAAAAAAAACGCTCGCCCCTATTGCAACGTCCATAGGCGCGTACTTCATAGCATCGCTAAACTCGGATGCTCCGTTATATTCAAAAATGTTATATTTGTCTTTTCGTGTTTCGGTAATGGGTCGGTACATTACTGCCATAGCTTTGTGGTAATCGTCCCAATTTGCTAAATAGTTATCCAAGTCCACGTATTCGCCGAAACTTATATTTTCAAGGTCGGGTATAAACCCGTATTCCATTCCGCCTATTTTGAACCTAGGTTGAAACTTTGGTTTAACGGAAAAGATTTCGTTGAAATGTAACACTAAATCGTTAATGCTATTGAGCTTCATTTTAACAACGTCCTTTAATTCTATTCCGCAGAAAATTTCAATCATTTTTTGCGCTATAAATTCCTCGTCATTGGAATTTTGCTGAACCTTTAGGAATTTTTGATAATTCATTAAAGGTATTTCACTAATCGAACTCGGTACGTCTATTTCTATTCGCATATTTATTAAACTATTTATTTTCGTTTTTGTAACTCATAACAAACTCGTAAGCCTTCAAAAGCATTTCGAAGTGAACGGGAAACCGCGCCATATTATTAAATACTATTCTTACTCGTTTGCCTGTACGCTCGTGTATGTATTGTTCAACACGAGTAATCATTACCTGTAAATCGTCCGTCTTACCGTATTGCATAGCTTCCGTAATTTGCCCCTATGCCTAACGTTTCCATTTCGTGGTATCTAAATGCGTCGATAGCGTGGTTATTAAAATCGATAGGCTTGTTTAAGCGCTTGCCTTGTTTGTCGGTGTCCCAAACATACGAGCGTAATTCTTTGATTAAATTACCGCTGTTTGACGTTACTAAGTATTCGTTACGCTGAATAACGTCTATTCCGTAGTTTATCGAATCCTTGCCTTTGGTTACTCCTTTAATCGTTATTCCGTAGCGTTTTATTTCGTCTATACTTTTTGGTTCGGAGGAATCCGCGTAAACGGGTACGTGTTTTGGTAGCAGCTTGGCTATTTCGCTATTTAGTAACCCTGTTTGGTAGGCTAACTCGTTAACGATTCGTTGCCCGTTGTAATTGTATATTTCAATAATAGCGGTCGGGTCGTTTGTGTAACCAAAGTCCAAACCTATTCCAAGCAACTTCGCTTCTTTGGGTATCGTATCAATTTGTTTCCAATTTGAGAACACAACCCCCTCTAACATTCCTAATTGCCCTTCGCCGTAAACCTTCCACCAATTAGCCCAATATGTAGACGTTTTCGCTTTCTCTTTGTTCTTTTCGATTTGGTCTATTATGCTTTGGTCTAAGGCTTCGTTATCCTTGTACGTGAGAATTAAAAAATCGGAGTCGGGTTCGTCTTTTAGTTCGGTGTGTACCCAAAATTCGTTAGCAGGGTTAAAATCTAAATATACTTCTTTTCGTGTTCGTATAGCAAGTTCGTTATAGGAATCGAAGGTTACGTTATTACATTCGTTGATATAAAGAATATCGCGCCTTGCACCACGGAGTTTACTCGAATCGTCTGCGGAAAAGAATTCGATAACGCTTCCGTTTGCGAACTCGTATCTTAAAAGTGACTTGTTAAACCTATCTTCGAAAAACCTACCCGTCCACTTCATTATTTTTAGGAAATCCTTTAGCGCACCCCTTCGTAAATGTGGGATTGTTTCCGCTACTATACTTATTTCCAAACCTTCCTGCCGTGCGGCTTTGTCGATTAACACGGGTATTATTCCGAATGTCTTACCCGCAGAAGTTCCGCCCTGAATAATCTTAATTCGTTTTTTAAGATTCAGTATCTTCCGTATCGCTGTTGTCTTCCGAAACATCGGGGAATAATGGTTGTTCTACGTTGGTAATTTCTTTCTTTTCTACTAAGTTGTTTAGACGTGCCGTAATGCTTGGGTTATAGATTCCCGCCATACCACCGCCTATTTGGTCGTTTCTAACTTCCTTGCGTATACGCGTAACGATAGTTGAAAATCGCTTATATCTATTATTCGAATTTGCAAAATAATTCGATAGGTCTTGTATTATTCCTAAATCCGCGCAATAACATTCGAACCCTTCTATGGTTAAAGGTCGTTCAAGTTCGCTATATTCGCTCCTACCTTCTTTACCTACGAAAGTATGTTTTAAGATTGGATTGTTCTTTACGTGTCTTTTGTATTCGGTGAATAGTTCCCAAAGGTGTTCGGGGCTATGTATTTTATTTGGTCTTCCTTGTCCCATTGTTTTCGTGTTTTGATAATTTAGATTCCTCGTAAGTAGACGAACAAACTGCTAAACGTTGGTCGGTGTCGGGAAATTCTTTTACCATTGTATCGTTAGACATACAACGCATAACGAATTCTTTTTTTTCTTCGTTAGGATTCGGCTTCGGTATTGGCATTTTCTTCTTTGTAAATTGAATATAGCTTGTTTAACTTGTTTACGATTTCCCTAACGCAACTACCGCAGGAAGTCGGTTGCATTCTTTGTTTAAATACTCGGTTGTAAATCTTCAATAGTTCCCTTTGTTGGTTAGGACTTACGCTGCTTTTTAGGTTAGTATAAAAATCGTCAAGGTATGTGTATTCGTCTTCCGTTAGGCATTCGGGTTTTGTGTACCTCCAAAGTTCGTTTAACTTTGCCTTACGTTCTTCGCATCCGCAATCTTCGCCAAGTACCCATTTAGCTACCTTGGCTATTCCTGTAACTTCTAAAATGTTTTCTACCGTGTCTCCTAGTCCTTCGGCTTGTTTTTTTCTTGGTCGTGCCATAGTTGTTTTATTTAATTAATTCGTAATCCGTGTTTTTGTAATCTTCGTATTCCTCCTTAAACTTAATCCTTACTTTGCTTTTGCAGTTCTTTAAGGTATTGAAAATAGAACTGCTTGAAATGGTAGTTTCTTTAGCTATGTCTCTAATACTTAAGTCCGTGTCTTTGTAGATTGTGAATAGTTGTTTGTCGTACCAATGCCACGAATCAACTTCCTCGTAAATCTTAGCTAGCATTCTTGCGTAGGCTTCTTCCTTTGGCAAGTTGGTTGGTTCGTCTTTTAGCAGGGGTAAGTTATCTAAGTTTACCATTTCTCCCTTTTTTTCGCTCTTAACGTGTAATAAGTAAAGATTGCGTAGAACAAAATACATAAAACCTTTATTAACTTGCCCATTTTGAATAACGTTTTCAGGTTTGCAATATCGGTACAAACGTAGGTAGGATTCCTGTACAATGTCTTCCGCGTAAAAATCTTCGCCAAAAGTTTTTACAAGTTTAACCCATTCTTTATGGTCTTTAGCTACTACGCTTACCCATTCCATTTTGTTTAATTTGTCATCAAATATAATATTTATATTTTAATTACACTTACTTAAATCCTTTTTGGTGTCGGTATACGTATTCGTCTAAGGTTCTAAGGGTTTTAATGCTTACCAATGCACCTGACAAAAAACGGTCTATGGTATATTGGTGCATTTTTAACCCTTTGGATTTAATTTCCTTTACAACTTGGTTTCGTGTTTTGGTAAGGAGTATATTTTTCAACTCCTTACGTAAGCTATTATCGTCTATAAACATATCTAAAAAAGTTTTAATTGCGCGGTGTGGTTGTTAATTCGTTTTAATGCTGCTTCGTAGTATTCAGTATCTAATTCGCAAGCGGTTAATTCAAAGCCGTAATCGTGGCAGGCTATCGCAATACTTCCGCTTCCTAAGTGAGTGTCAAGTATTTTATGTCCTTCTTTTGCGTATTTATCTAAAAGCCATTTGTAAAGTTTTATTGGTTTTTGTGTTGGGTGTATTTTTCCGTCTTTAGGTACCGAATACTTAAAAATTTTAGCTAATTTATCGAATGAAGTCCACGCTAATTCAGCCATAGCCAAAGTAAAATCATCGCTTATTTGTTTATCCCATACAATAAAACAACGCGTAGGCGGTAAATTAAAATAATTCCCACCCCATATTATTTGGTTTTTACTAACCCTAAAAAGTTCATTAAAATACTCATCTTTTGGGACACAATCCCAACCTTTATCAACAACTTCATTAAATTTCATTTTGCCACTTTTCCCACCCTTAAATTTATCTCCAATTCCATAAGGCGGGTCGACTATCGCTAAATCAAAATACTCGTCGGGATAACGTGACATTAATAACATATTGTCTTCGTTGGTTATTTCTATTTTGTCCGTTACCTGCATATTAAAAGGGTAAATCGTCTTCGTCTATTATTTGCGTGTTTACTTGTTTTGGCGCTTCGTTGGTTCGGGGTTCGCTGAATGAACACGAAAAATATTTCATTCCTTTGCTAGATTCTTTAAGCCACAACGCTATTTCCATTTCTTTTCCGTTTACGTTTACTTTACCTCGGTAGTCGGGTTGATTACCTTGTTTTTTGTCATTCTTAAAAATTGCTCCCGTGTTGTTTTTTGTTTCCATTTTTTATTTATTTAAGTTTATTTCGTTTTCGTTTAGGCTATCGTTTAGAAAATCTTGTAGCCTTTCTACTATTTGCCATTCGTCTTCGTTTAATTCTTCGTACTTGTATAGCTTTCGAAGTTCTTGTTGAAGTTCCCAAAGAACTACAAACATATCTTTGCCTTTTGTTGCGCAGTAAAATTCGTGTTCGTCTTCGGGCAGGTTAAATGTTAGTTTTGCTTTCATAGGTTTCTTTGTAGTATTGTTCTGCTGTTGCGTATTTTGGCTCATCATCATATCTTGCATCATCCCAAGCATCGGCAAAACCTATTTCATATGCATTTTCAATCTGCTCT